TTATAAATTAAATTATTCCGATAGTGGAGTATATGTAGGAAATATAATATACGAACATGGGATAATAATTCTTACAAATAACGCTTATTATAATGATGGTTCCTTTTCTAGACCTGTATTTGGTTTATCTACTAACCCAAGTGCATCATATTCTTTTCAAAGCACAACTACTATATACGAATCCCAATATAAATGCACTATTAGAGAAAACGAATTTGGATTCTCTCAAAACCCATCCTTAATTTCAGGCAGCTCAAATAGTGGAATAATATCTGATTTTGCTACAGGTTCATATTTTAATCCATATGTTACAACAGTAGGACTATACAATAACAATAAAGAACTATTAGCTGTAGCTAAACTTGCCCAACCTTTACCACTATCTGATATAACAGACACAAATATAATGGTTAATTTAGATTTATAAATTTATGAACAATTGGTTATACAAAGACAAAAGAATACAAGACATAACAGATTTCCCGGAAAACACATTTGGTTTCATTTACATTACAACTCACCTACCTTCAGGTAAATCTTATTTAGGCAAAAAATCACTTTACCACAATGTAAAGAAAAAACTCACCAAAAAAGAACTAGCCGAACAAACAGGCCCAGGCCGTAAACCTACAACTGTAACTGTTAAAAAAGAATCAGATTGGAAAACATATTACGGTTCTGCTAAACCTATATTAGAGTTAATAAAACAAGGTAAACAAAAAGACTTTGAACGTAAAATTTTACGTTTAGTAGATAATAAAAAACTCCTAACATATTATGAATGTAAATATCTTTTTAAATTAGGTGTTTTAGAAAACCATGATGAATGGTTTAATGATAATATACAAGGTCGTTTCTTTTCAAAAGATTTTATTATTTAATATTATTAAAAAAGACTTTGTTTCCCAAAACTAGTTTCATATTTTATAGACTATGGTAAATGAACTATTAGTCAATTTGGTAAATAACGTACTTGGAGAAAGTAAACGTACCGCTAGAGGTAACCAATCTTACCATTGCCCCTTTTGTAATCACCATAAACCAAAATTAGAAGTAAATTTTACTGAAAATAAACAAGGACACAACCCGTGGAATTGTTGGGTGTGTGGGAAAAAAGGAAAAACAGTTCATAGTTTATTCAAACAATTAAAAGTATCTTCTGAAATAATTTCTCAACTAAAACCACTTGTAAAATCTGGTGCTTTTGTTAACGAAACTGTTTCATACGATGTTTTAGAATTACCTAAAGAATTTAAACCATTCGATAATAGTATTACCTCTAGACATGCACTAGCATATTTAAAGAAAAGAAATATAACCCAAACCGATATTTTAAAATATAATATGGGTTATTGTGAATATGGTCGATATGCTAAAATGGTAGTTATACCTTCATATGATAGCACCGGTAAATTAAATTATTTGACCGCGAGATCATTCGAAAAAGACCCTTACATCAAGTACCGTAACCCTGAAACGTCTCGCGATATAATACCGTTTGAATTGTTTGTTAACTGGGATTTACCTATTATACTATGTGAGGGGCCATTTGATGCTATGGCTATAAAACGAAACGCTATACCTTTATTTGGAAAAAATATCCAACCCAGTTTAATGAAAAAAATAGTATCATCTAAAGTACAAAAAATATACATTGCTTTAGATAATGACGCTATAGAAAAAGCACTAGAATTTTGTGAAACACTATTGAATGAAGGTAAAGAAGTATATTTAGTAGAACTTAAAGGGAAAGACCCGAGTGAAATGGGATTTGAACATTTTACAAAATTAATCCAAAATACGACTCCATTAACACAATATAAACTAATGGAGCACAAATTACAATTGATATGAGTAAAAAGAATATCAAAAAATCATATAACCGTATATTAGAAATATCGGATGATGCACAACAAATAACCTTACCCGATTCTAGATATTATAGAAGAAATGGTAAATATTACCCTTCTGTTACATATGTTTTACAATATTATCCAAAAGGTAAATTTTTTGAAAATTGGCTTAAACAAGTAGGTTTTGCCTCTGAACATATAGTTAAAAGAGCAGCCGAAGAAGGTACCCTAGTACACGAATTAAGTGAAAGATATCTTAACGGAGAAGAATTAAACTTTTTATCCCCAAATGGAAAACCCCAATATGATCCAGATGTATGGCAAATGTTCCTTCGCTTTGTAGAATTTTGGGAAGAATTTAAACCCACATTAATTGAAACCGAAGTACACCTATTTTCAGACACATTAGAGGTAGCAGGTACATGCGATTTAATTGTTGAAATAAATGGAGAAATATGGTTATTGGATCTAAAAACATCTAACAATCTACAGTTAACATACGAACTACAAACAGCAGTTTACGGACAATGTTACGAAGAATGTTTTGGTAAAAAGATAGATCGCTACGGTATTCTATGGCTTAAATCTTCTAAACGTAAAGCTGCAAAAGGTAAAATGCAAGGTAAGGGATGGGAAATAGTAGAATCAACTCGCACATTTGAAGATAATATTGATATTTTTAAAACAGTTAAACGTTTATTTGATCTAGAAAATCCAACACATTCACCAATATTTACTGAATTCAGAACATCAGTTAAACGAAAACTGTAATATGTATAAGTATGATAAGCCTAGTTCAACTATTAAAGGAAATCCAATCTGGACCTAAAGCTATTTTTATGGCAGGTCCAGCAGGCGCTGGAAAGACTTTTATCCTAAATAAACTAGGTATCAAAGGATTCACAATAATAAATGTGGATGAAGACTTTGAAACATTTTTAAAACAAGAATTGGGCAAAGAAGATTTTGCCTCAATGTCCCCTGAAGAACTTTCGGTTGCAGCAAAATTAATGGGAAAAGCTAGGACAACAACCCGTGAAAAAGAAACCCAAGCTGTAACCTCACTTCAAAACATTGTAATAGATGGTACAGGAGCGGCTTCAAAGCCTATTTTAAAGAAAAAACAAGAACTAGAATCATTAGGATATGAAACGTTTATGGTATTAATATATGTTTCTCCTATGACTTCTTTAAAACGAAACGCTGAACGAGGTAGAAGTTTACCTACCACAGCTATATTAAAAAGTTGGCAAGGTTTAGTTTCAAATATTGATACATACAAACAAGCATTTGAAGATAATATTGTTATAATCAATAATGACCCCCCAGATTATGAAGTTGATCTGTCTTTTGATCCTGAACGAATCCAAAAAATGTTTCCTATGCCTCAAGGTAAACCTAAAACACCTGAGGAGTTAGAGAAATCAAAAGCCAAGAAAGAAAAAACAAATCAAGAAATTAAAACACTTTTAAACATAGAACGTATGTTTGATGATTTTGAAACAGCCAAACAAAAAGTAAATAAATTTACAAATGAATAAACTATCAAAATTTTTATTGATGGGGCTGTTAGAACAAGAATCTAAAGTAACAGCTTTATATGGTGGTGGATTTAAACCACCCACAAAAGGACATTTTGAAGTCGTTAAACAAGCCCTAGAACAACACCCAGAAATAGATAAATTCTATGTTGTTGTTGGAAGCGGTTTACGTAACAATATATCTCAAGATGAATCATATTCAATATGGAATATCTATAAAAAATATTTACCCAATAAAGTAGAAATAGTTAAAGCACAATCCCCACTTTCATATATTAAAAACTATCTTGAAGAAAACCCAGATAGTAAAACATATGCTGTAGTGGGAACAAGAATAGGAGACGAAAATGATATTAAAGATTTTACACAACGCAAAGAATTTTTTGAAAAGTATGGCAAAAATGTTGAAGTTCTAAACATTGAAACCGAAGGTGGAATTAGCGGAACTAAAGCTAGAGAAGCAGCTCAATCAAAAGAAGAATTTTTTAAATACATCCCTGACGAATTATCTGAAGATGAAAAAGATCTAGTATTTGATTATGTCAAATCTGTTATTAGAGAAGATATTCAACCTACTGAAACAAAAAATGAATACCCTACTCGAATCAAATCATTAACCGAATATATGGTTAATCAGGGTATGAACATTAAACCATTACCTAAAGTTAGATTTGTTAACAATGACCATGAAAACGCAGGTAATTTCTTTGGAAAAACAGCATATTACGACCCGAATCAACGTTTAATTGTATTATATACATTGAATCGTCATCCAAAGGATGTCATGCGTTCATTCGCGCATGAAATGATCCACCACATGCAAAACTGTGAAGGTAGATTAGACAATATCAATACAAGTAATACAAACGAAGACGGAGCATTACCTGAAATTGAAAGAGAAGCATATGAAAAAGGCAATATGTGCTTTAGAAACTGGGAAGATAGTTTAAAAAACCCAAAACAAACAATAAACGAAGGCAGATACGATAAGATATCTAACACTATATCATCCCATATTCTTAACCAATGGAAACAAGATTTTGAAAACGGATCTTCAGAATCACGTTTAGAAGATTCATTTGAAACAGAAGATATAATGGTAAATGTGGATGCTAATATTTCATTTATACCTGGATTAAATGATTTAACTATTGATGGTGGAGCTGATTCTGAAACTGATTATTTAGAAATTCGATTTGAAGTAGATCCTGAACTTTTACCTAAAATGTGGTCTGAAATATCAATGAATTTAAAAGATGTTGTTAGACATGAAATTGAACATTTAACTCACGGTGAAGGTTTTAATTTAAAATCTGGCAAGTTTATGGAGGATGATCAATTGATTAGAAAT